CTAATTTAATTTTCCCCAGAGACTGATAATGTTGCCGTCTTTGTCAGTTATCCCAATAGCCATGTAATTTCGCATACCTGAGCCACCAACATAGCTAATCCAGTAGTAGCCATTCGCATAACCCTCGCTATCAAAGTTAACGATGTCACCTTGTTTATAACTGCCTACAACTTCGCTGGCTAAGCTTGGCCAACGTCTGATGTTAATCTCTGCAACATCAAGCGTAAAAGTACCTGCTTTTGGTGTCTCTACAATTGTGTCAGAGTTTTGTGGCTCGGTGCTGACTGTTTGTGTAACTGCATCTCCTTGATATGGTGGGTAAAACCATCCTGCCACATTGGTAAAGTCACGGACGTTAAATCTTGCTGGACCACCAACATATAAAGCGTCGGCATTACTGTCAATATTTTGCTCGATAGTCTGCATAGTGTAGCCATCTGAGTCAACATAGACAAGACCAGTATGACCATAATTTACACCGTCAAACCAAGCATTCATGACAAAAAATGCTCCTGCTCGTGGATTTGCGTCTGTAGGCAGGTAGTGGACTTCCCATCCTAAGGCTGCTGCACTAGCTAGTAAGTCAGCTGCATTGCCCCAAAGGTCTACACCAAACCAATGCTTAGCGGCATAGCAAGGGACGTCTGCACACTGCGTGCCATAAGCACCATCTTTATCAACGCCCATGCCAGCGTTGGCTAGGTTGATATAAAATTCAATGACTTCTCGACACTGAGAACTAATCATCTGTTTCTCCTTTCTGCCGATAACTTCGGCATCCCAAGACTGCAAGTCATTTTCCTCGATAATTTGGATAAGTAGCTCCGCATAACCACTGGCTGTGGCATATCCTGCGTCCTTAATCGCATGACAAGCCTTTTTGTAGTCAGTCTCCCCAATAACAGACTGGTAGCGTGGATTATCTACTAAAAACTGGCCATGGTCAGCGATAGACTCATCCCAACTATCATAGGCCCTAAATCGGTCTACAATATCAGTCACAACTCCTGGTTGATACTCCTCTTGAGTCTTGCTATCAAATGACTTACCAGTCCAAGAGCTATCTGCCTTGATACCAAATAGAGCGTTATGTGGGGCATACTTACCCCACCCACTCTCTAAGATAGCTTGAGCAGCTGGCAAAGATGGCAAAATCTTATGATTGTGCCACTCTGCGATAACTGCGCTTTTTATATTATCTAAAAATGCCATCTATCATCCTCTCCTATAAAGGGAACCAAAATCAAAGCAATCACGGCCAGTGGAAAATATAGCACCATGATAGCTATGATTACGGCTAGTTGTGTGATTGCTTTTCTCATCTTACTCCTTGATTTGTTACACATTCATCAGAACGCATGTTAGTCCTGATAGCAGTACCGCTGACAACATTGTTGGCCAGTTAATATCCGTGATCAACACGCTTGATCCGATAAGACCAACAGCAGTTTGTGCCATTATTTTAATTGTTTTGATCGCTACTTTTTTAAACCATTTATTCATGTTATTTCTCCTTATTAAATAATGTTTTCAACTGCTCTTTATGAGCAATGATTTCATCTTCCGTGCGATTGATGCTGTCTTCATGCCTATCTAATACTTTGTGGATGTTTTCGCGGTCTTTTTGAGAGTCCTTTAAATCATACGTTAAAGTTTGGATAGTATCTTGTAACAATCGCATCGTTTCGTTATTTTTTTTGATTGAGTTTTGGAATGGTTGCACAACTAATTTAACTAGCGATGTAACCGTAATAACAGCTCCGCAAAGCGAAGCTATCTGCATAAAAACCTGCATCTAGTTACCTCGCTATTCTGCTCCAATATTACCTGATTCAACAAGCTGTTTTACTTTTTCGCGATATTTTTCAGGAACATCTTCCAAAGTAATCCAACCGAATTCAATCTGCATTGCAAAATAATTAATCATCATGATACGTCTCCTTTTAATCCACTTTTCCAACAGTTTGATCATCTGTTGTTTCCTCTTCTTCATTTGTTGCGATAATTTGATTTAAAATTCCAGTCACAAATTTAAGCATATTTTCGCCTTTTTCAATGGTTTCATCGAGTTTAGCAAATTTTTCATTCAGCGCTTTTTGTGGTTGTAACTGTTGATAAATCATTTTCTCGCATAGTGCCATAACCTCGCTTTGAGGTTTGTCTAAATACTCTTTAGGTAATGTTAACGGTATGTGCCAACCGGCGTGATCATCAACACCGTCTATAATTACCTTGGCGCCAGACACAGAGCCATCTGGCATCTGGTCTGGATATTTTGATTTAATAACTAGCATAAGTTTCCTTTCTAGGCTGTTCTGAGCCAAATATATGTTGTGATGTACGGTTGTAAATTGTTGTGAGGTTGACCTCCACCAGCAGATGCGGTATTGCTATAAACAGCATAAGAATTGGACGTTGCGCTTAATCCAGCTCCTCCTTCTCCAGTACCATTCCCAACGAATTTGTTTCCACTACCTATTCCGTGCGTATGACTAGGCATTTCGCTAGTTATTAAAGTATGAGTTTTGGCTCCTCCAGTTTTACCAACGTAACTAAATTCACTCTCATTTTCGGAGACCCCGACAATGGTCCGACCTTGAGCATATCTCTGCCATGTGCCACCAATAAATGTCGATGGGTTAGCAGATGATGTGCTCATGTAAATAGCCCCAACAGGATAAACCATGTTTAAAATATCTGTCTTGTCAAATGACGTCTTAACCTCTGTATTGTTGACGTACAATTTGCCACTAATATAAGTGTCCCCCTTAACGTCAAGAGCCCCCTTTTCCCAAATCTTTTGGATACCAATCCCATCTTTGGAAATTGATTTGACAACTGATTCCGTTCCAACATCAAATGCAAATTCGGTGCGACTAAACTTGTCAGATAGCACCCCTTTAATCGTATAAGACTTTGTTGGCGAGAAGGTACCATATAAATTAGCGGACGAGTTTACCAAGCTAGACACATTTGACCACGTCCCACTCGCTGAGCCATTATTGGAAGAAGAATAACTAGAGCCTAATTCTGCAACACTAAAAACGAGTGTCATAGTGTTTTTTTTGCGTACCGTAAACAGATAACGGTGCTATAGAAGCCCTCCTAGTGACTGTCAGCGTGCTAGATGAATACCCTGACCTCGCAACATCAAAAGATAAGGCAGGCGGAAAATACTTGAGCACAGTAACGGTTTTGTCAATCGTTGATGACTCTCTTCCTCTGCTATCAATGACCTTAGCCCTAATGGTGATTTGACCATCATATAGCATGCTACCTAAGCTACCACCATTTTGGTTAGTTGATTGTCCTTTTCCGACTATCTCAGCATAGTACTCTTTAATTGTTGAGCCATAAGTACCGCTAGCATAGCCAAAGTTCACTCTAATATCAGAGTATACTTGTACAAAATACTCTGCACTTGGTACCACACTACCTGCAACGGTATGAGCATCACTCAAGCTAATGCTTGATAGTGTCGGTTTCATACTATCTGGTATAGTAGCTTTTAAAGTTGTTTCTTGTGTGCCAGTTAAAGTTGAACCATTATAGGTATCTACATAGATAGTACCTACCCCAGTGGTATTGTCAGGGATGTCATTTGCAAAATCAAGAGGGATAGTCCAAGTGGTGGAAGTATCCACATTGCTTGCAATAGTTCCTGACTTGCTTCCCCAAGTATAGCGGACAGTGTGCTTGAAGCTAGAGCTTTGTCTATTGATGTTGATAGTGATAGCACTGCCAATAGTTCCAGTTATAACACTGACAGAGCTAGAACGTGGGATAGTGGTAAGTGTAAAAGTACCACTACCAACAGTCAAAGTACCTGGAGACCATCCACCAGAACCGCTAAAGCTAGCAATGAATCCAAATGATTTAGTACCATCAGCATTATGATTAACCGTTATTGTTCTATCAATCAGAGAAATTGTTGAGGTATAGCTAAGTACTGATGGTGAGCCTGACCAATCTAACCGTTGACCGTTTAAATCAACATAGGCAGAACAACTATACTGTGCAAAAGTAGTTGTGGTATTAAGCAAGGCAAGCCTTACTCTAACCTGACTACTATTTGCTAATGTATTTTGAGACACTTGGTCAATCGTAAGTCTAATACGATAACCTCTGTCATTGTTTGACCAAAATTCTGCCAATTAATCACCCCACAATCGTTTTATAGTATTTTGTAACATTCATGTGTTTGTCTACCCCATCCACTTTGAACATCTCCTCTCGGAAATGACCAACTTGTAGAGTCGCCACAAACATACCGTTATCAATTTTGAGCATACCGCCTGTGATTGATGCGACTTCTGCACCTGATGAGTAAAAGGCGACGCGGTCTTTAGCGACACGCACGGAACTTGTACCGTCTTTAGACCCAATAATCAGACCTTCCTCAGATGCCGACATGTAATTGTCAATAAAATTCCACTGCTCTTTTAAATCAAGCAAATCATTTTGTGCTTTGATAGCCCTTTGACCTGCAATAATTAAATCCTGCTCAGATAATTTTTGACTGGCATTCATGGCATCAATAGCTGCCTGAATTTGCTTTTGCATACTTGCCAGTGCATCAACACTTGCTTTTGCCTGCAACTCTGCTAGTTTATTGATTTGCTCAATTGTCAGACCAGCGTCAGCTTTGCTATCAATCTTATTATTGATATCTTGTAATTGTTTTTCATCTAGCGCTCCGGCAGGTCCGGGATCTCCTTTTTCTCCGGGATCTCCTTTTTTGCCTGGAGAACCTTGATCACCCTTTTCACCGTAAACACCAATGATTGCAGGCAACGTCTCTTTTCGAGTACTATCTGAGTAAATGTCGACGTGATAATACCAGTGGTACTTGTTTGTCTCTGTAATCTCCTGTGGCGTTTTAGTCCAACCAGAGGTTGCTGAGGTTACTCCTGTGCGATTCGGAGATGCCAAATAATAGTCCTCCGTTGATGTAATACCACGACCTGCAGGACCTTGTTCTCCCGAAGAGTTTGTAAAAGTAATCTGCTTACTTGCTATTAGGTCATTGCCAATATAAGCTTCAACCGTGATAATAAGCGGTTTGTCTTCTGGGACATTTGTAGCGTCAACAGCTAACTGAAGCCCTGCCCCTAACAAAGAGTTTTCTCGTTTAAATTGGAATGTAGCATTAATTTTCTTATTGCTTTTCCATAACTCGGCAGTTAAAACCGAGCGACCAACGCCATTAGAAAACACATTGCCGTTATCAGTGATAAGCCTCAAATCATAAGGTTTGGCAGCTTCAGCCAACTCGCTCATCCGGTCAATCAAACTTTGAGATACTTTGCTTTCTAAGGCTCTAAAATTATCAAAAACAGTTGTGTTTTGTCCTGGCTCTGTAAATGAGATATGCTGCTCACTTACACGAGCTTGTAAGATTAGGCTAGGTGTGTATTCAGGATCATTAATCTTGATAGTGTCACCGATGTCTAAATCTCCTACATATCCTGATACTTCATAAGTAATTGCGGGATAGCAATGTTTCCTTAAATCGGCAAGTGCCCGTCGAGATAAGCACTTCTTCGCTTTCGGTCTCAACTTGTAAGTCTTTACGTATCCAGTTATCATCTGTTTCAATTCCTGTAAAAGCCGACGGATAAAGCGACTTAGATAACGGAGCATATAGCAAACCATTTTTAACATAAAATTCAACTTGCCCTTTATCATTTTTCCATTCACGATAAAGCGATGGATTGATTGATACTTCTTTTTCTTCGGTAGTTGTTACAGATTCATCTTGTGGCTCTTCTTGAGTTACTGTTCCCTCTACTCGTTTACCTTGGACAATTTCCGGTGGATAGCATAAAGTTTGGATGACACTCAAATAAGCACTAGCTGAGTATGTTCTTTCCTCGACGTATTGATGTCCTGCAAAGTTTTGCTCTAAAACTGTTAAAGTATCACCAGATAATGATTTAATTATTACAGTATGACCCCATCCAGTTGTATAGACAGGGCCACTTGCATTAGCTTTGATATTAGCTATTGATCCAGCGATTAAATCTGCTACTTTATTCGGCTGCACCACTTTCCAACCGAATTGACCCCAGTTGTAGTCGGTACCAATATTAGACGCAGCTTGACCAGCTCCAATGAGGCCCCTAAAACCGGTAACCCCTCCACCAAGTCCTGGACCATCTAACTTCATAGCCCACCATGCAGACAGGGCATAACATTGACCGCTACCAACTAAGCGCCCTTTTAGACCACTGGCCTCATCGAGGATTGCTTTTGTTTTAGACGCGACTTGAGATACGCCAGCACTCGTTGTACCTCCGCTTTTAAACTGGTTATCAACGTTATCCATTGCGCCGTTATTATTACGGTTGATACCACCTCGAATGTCTCGCATGAGAGGTGCATAGTGAGTATATCCGGCAGCTGCATAATCGTATGTCGCACCACCAACTCTAAAAAGACCTTTGGTGTACTCATCAATGGTTGATTTACCTTTGACGGCATATATGCCTTGCTCAGCTAGCAAGTACGTGTAATCCTTTAAATAGTCATCTACACTAGCATAATGATTATAAAAACCACCCTCTGCTCGAGGTTGGCCTTGTGAAACTATAATGCCACTTGGTCTTGTCGTAGCACCGGTCCATGTGATGCCCCCCCAGTTATTATCAGAACGACCAACAGGAGTATCACCCCAAAAAGACTCGAGGTATAACTGACTAAACACACCAGATGGCAAGAGCTTATATTTACTACAAAGGTTTAAGATAGTGCTGACAGTGGACGATGTCATGACGTGGCCTGCATATGTGAGATTCCCACCAGACCACGACACCTTGCTTAGCGGTGCAGCGCCTTGTCTAGTGTTCGTTGTCGTAGTGGTTGTAGATCTTCCACTTGGTCTGATAGCATTATAAAGGTTTGTCTTATCTATTTTTCGGCGTACGGTCTCTATATTCTTGCCATATTGCAAAATGATATCATCACGCCTTCGACCAACTCCTTGATTCTTCCCATCATACTTTTTATAGATATTCATCACAAAGGACTTGAGCGAGGAATCGCTCTTTAGATTAGTAACAAACTCTATCTCAGCATCGAAGTTATTAGCTATGGACAATAGACGCTTAAGATTAGTATCTTGGCCAGTCCATTCAATAGTTCGTTTCGCATCAGCCACCTCATTGACACCAATGGAGATTGCTCCAAACCTAAGAACTCCAAAAAGATTGCAATAATCAACAAATGTCATCTGATTAGCAGCTTTATAAGGCCCTGCATATTCATTTAAAAGTTCTAAGTTTAAATTCTCACAGTAGCAGTGGATTTCTGTGTCAGTTTCGTCAGTGGTCATAACGTTAAAAAGATAAGATTTACCATTATACTTAAAAGACACAAAAGACCTCTCTGTTAGTGTCAGATAGGCCTTTTCTTTTATTGTGTCAGATTTAATACCACGCTTATAAACTGTAAATTCAAACGTCGAATTTGCCGTTTTTAGGTACTGAGAAAATTTATCATCGTAGTAATTCAAGGTATCTTGCTTTTCGTTATCGATGTAAGCCACCTTTTGTAATTGTGCGTTATGGATTGTTAATAGCATGCTATAGATACCTTTCTTCAAATTTTATTGATATTTCTGGCAAACTCGTCACCCAAGATGATGCCGTAATTTCCATTGTGGATTTTCCTGGCGGAATTTTTGGAAAACTTAAAAAGCCATCGATTGCTTCGTTGGCTTTTGGAATATTATTTACTAAAATGGTGTCATTTTCAGAATTGATGACAACTTCTGTCCCTGGACCATAGGCATTTGGCACATTGTATTCAAATGGAACCTTATCTTTTTGATATGAGTATCCATCAATATACATATGTGTTGGTATGGGCTTACCTTGGAAACTTCCGAGTGCAATGTGAATTTTTGCAGATTTCTTACCTTTTAGCTCTGGAAAAGTCCGTTTATTTTGACTACCCCACCAAAAAGCAGAAATCGTGTCATCGGAACGCTTTAGGTCAGACCAACCTCGAGGCTCGTTAAAGGGATTTTGTGTTTCGATATGAGTAGCATCAAATGTCCAACGTAAATCAGTTATTTTATAACCGCCATTCCCATCAGTGACAAAAAAGTTATATTCTGTTTTTGTTCCTGATGCTCTTTTTATAGTCTCTACTCCGTATAAAAATTGTCCTTTTTCGTCGGATACCATAATTTTGATAAATCCAAGCTGAGATACAGTTCCGACCCAAAAAATTTGCCTCCACCAGTGGTAATCGTACAGACTACCGCCATCTGGTATATCAAATGTTAACGACCCGGCATGATTTCCGCTTGGGGCAACACTTCCTTCTAACTCGATATGTTTTCTTCCCCAAACAGTATTTGTTAGCAAATTTTTATCAAGAACTTGTGTTGAGTCATTTAAAATAGCAACATTTTTCTGGCCGGTTGATAAAGCATTGACTATCTTGTCATCTCTAAAATCATAGGCCACTATTGATTTTTCCCTTGTCTCCGAGTCAGCAACCTCTCTATCTCCTACCTCAAATACAGATAACCTATTAACAAAAGCAAGATAGCCGTTTTCGTTATTATGTTTCACCGTAATAATAGGGTAAGCGGCAACGTTGCCGTTGTTTACCACATCAAAAACAAGCTTATCTCCGACTTTATTATAAGTCGTTAATTTTTTATAACTAGTGGAGTGAGCTACACCGTCAACGGACAAGAATGTTAAGCTTAAGTCAGCATTTCGTACCGAACTTGATGGGTCGCCAAAACTTTGCAAAGATACAATGTAGTATCTATCTGGTTGATCATCAAATTCTAGTTTCTTTTCCTGTTCAGCGAAAATACTGTTTAACTTGTCGATTGCTCCCAACACATCAGATTTGATAAAGACATCGACCTTAATAACTTTGCCTCCAAACCGACGCCTTGTCAGTGACAGTCCTCTAATAGCAATGTGTTTTGTTTCATTAGTAATATCTGCAGTTGGAGGTCTATAAATTTTTTTAACTACAAGATACGGATCTAAGGAGATACCATTGTATTTCATGCTTTTAAAAACCTTAGACATTGACATCTCCTCTCAATCTTCTATTCCTTGATGTAGCTAGTTCGATTTTGTCTTTTGTTTTAGACCATGTCTTGGCCACGATAGAATCACCATCAAGGTAAAAATCAGGGTCTTTATCGACTAACATTCCAAGTAAATCTACCACTTCTGTTAATAGTTCCACCAGTACAGACGATCCAACTTCACTATCTGTTGCCGAATAAATACCTTCTCCGATTTGGCCAAGTGTATTCTTATTAAGTGGCAATACTGCTTCTGGCCCTGCTTCACCACCAACCATAGCATTGTTGCCATTCATTCCAAATAGAGTTGGGGCGGTCATAATACCGCCTTTGGCATACCATTCTACGCCAACAGAAGGTAAAGAACCTTTGCCCATAAATCCCCAAGGCGCCTTCCCTCCGCTAACTCTAAAATGCGGAAGTTTAATGTGAGGCAAGCTCCATTTGAAGTTAAATAGATTTTTTATTTTATCAATAGTTGATTTAACAACATTTTTTGCTGCTTCTATCTTTTCAGAAATGGTTGATTTTATTCCATCCCAAACTTCAGCAGTTTTTGTTTTTGCAGATTCCCATGTTTCACTTATGAATTTTCAAATTTTATCAAAAATCTGTTTACCACTTTCTGACAACGAATTCCATGTTGATCCCAGCCAAGAAGTGAAATCTTGCCAAATTTTCTTACCGGTTTCTGTTTGTGTAAAGAACCATACCAAAGCTGCAACTACTGCAGCAATAGCAGCAATAGCAGCAATAAGTAAAACAAATGGATTTATAGCCATAACTGCATTAAATGCTGCCATCGCTCCAGTACCAGCAACGGTTGCCGCAGCATGTGCCCCTTCAGCAGCTGTAAGTGCATTGGTTTTAACAAATCTTGCTAACATAAGCCCGTTACCAATACCTAAGGCTAAATTTTTTGCACCTTCGATAATTGCAATTGTACCGGCAACTAATTTGTAAGCTCCCCATGCGAATACTACACCCATGATTGATGATTTTAGAATATCAACAGCCATTCCTCCTTGTTGGAACCAATTGATAAAACCTTGAATGCTTTCAGTAGCAACTTTTAAAAACTGAGCCACATCTTTAATAGCAGAACCTACACTTTCAACACTAGTTTTACTTTGATCAAGTCCCAGTGTTTTGTTAATAAATTCTGATATAGAACTAGAAATGGTACTAAAAATATCCTTTAAATTATTAAAAGCTTCACCAAAGGTTTTAATAGCACCATTGTCTTGCAAGGCAACTTTCAAGTTTCCTATCCAATCTTGGGCTTTTTCTATCCATTTAACAGCACTTTGTAATCCTGTAACAACTGGACCAAGTAGTGGACCACCTACGATAACCTTGAAATCTGTCCAAGCCTGCTTCAAGTTACCTATGACATTTTCAAATCCATCTGATTCTCGTGCTGCTTGGCCCATTGCACCGGATACCTTGTTGGCATCCTCGTACATTTGAAGTAGTACTTGCTGTTGTTGCTGACCAGATAAATCCTTAAAGGCCTGACCAAACATTCTAGTAGCAGCTGCATTACGTGTTGTCTCAGTAGATAAGATTCCTAGATTATCTGCCACCTCGTAGTTTCCTTTAAGGTATGATTTCAGAGTATCCGTTGTCTCTTCTAAAGACTTATCATAAAATGCCGCACTATCGGCAGCTGCAGCAGTTGCTCGAGCAGTAAAATTAAGAGATTCTTCTGCGCTCATCCCAGTTACTTTTGCGAAAGATGCAATCTGATTAAATGCAGGTTTAATCCTATTTGGGAGAGCACCTGCCGCTTTGGCAACAGAGTTAAGCTTGTCTTGGGCAGTTTTTTCGATATCACCAAAAACTTGACTAAATTGGCTGTCTATCGCTTTTGCAGTAGCTGCTGCTTCAACAACTGACTTGCCAAAATCAAAGATAACTTTACCAGCGAATAAGGTACCTAAAATACCTGCCATTTTTTTGAATGTAGAGATTATTTTGCCGCTAGATTCTTCGGCTTTGCCAGTAGTTTCATCAATAGCTTGGTTAGCTTCTTTATTTTTTAAACCAATCGACCCAAACAGTTTAGATATTTCCATCTAGCTTATCCTCCTTTACATTCTTTATTTTTAAAATAGCTTCAGCTTGAGCGATAACTTGCTTATCTCTTTCGATAGACTGCCTCTTTTGTTTTTGTTTATCGATATGGCTTTTTTTAGAATATTTCTTGAGAAACTCATCAAGTGATATTTCAAAATCTTTAGATATCCATATTTCAGTCAACTTTTCTTCATCTTCTTTTTCGAATAGATACAAAAAGAAATCCAACGATTCTTTCAAGTCTTGTTGCTTGAGTAAATCTGTTGGATTTCCATATCTTTTAAAAAGTATATCTTTTAATCGATTGTTATCTAAGCCAAGAGAGAAGAAATAGATTGGAAAAAATCCTTTAATTCCGCCTTTTTTCCGAAGCTAACAATCAGCGCAGTATAATCAATCATACTTAGATTTTCAATATCTTTCTTAGTTGTTCCTGTTAAGTCAGCAAGAAAGGTATTAATTTCGCTTTTAGCATCTCCGATATGTCCCATAATGGTAAAACCGAGGTCAGCTACAAGCTTCATACCACGTTTTTCAATTTCAGCTTCTTGAGCTTCTTTTTCAGCTTTAGTAAGTTTCTTTTTTTTGAAACTATCTAAGCCTGGTAAATCTGGAGCATTACTAAATTGTCGCTCAATTAATTCAACTACTTGATCTTTGATATTTAACTTCCCAATGATAGCTAACATCGTAAAGATGTCGCCTCCGTTAAGTTCACGCATTTCTAGTTTATCAGCCATTCATTAAACCTCCAAGCTAACTTCTGGATAATAAATACGACAAGGAAGTGTTAGGTTATCAATTTGATCCTCATTTGCGTGAGCTTCAAATGTCATTGTAATAACAGCTTCTTCATTATCCTTTGTGTCAAATTCTAGCCCAGACGTGCAAAGAGCGTTATCTAAAATAACAATAACGGGCTTGTCTGTTCCAGATAATGTAGCTACAAGTCCTAGATTTGCAATATAATCAGTGTTTTCAAGTTTAGCTTTACCACTAATAACTTTATAGTCTGATGGCGATGTCTTTCCATCTCCAGTATCAAGTTTACCGTTAATTGCTAAACGTAAATTTTCAGCAGTCAGCTCTTTCATGTTAATTTCAATCGTAGCAGATTGACTCTCCAACACCTTTTGACCTACTGCAGCTACAAAAACACCATCAATTTCAATCGTACGGTAATTTTGTTCAATTTTTAACTTATTACCATCTGAAGTTGCCCCTAGTAGCTCGCCTTCCCATTGAGAAGCTTCTTGATTCCAGGCCAAATTTTTATAAACAGCACCGGCATTGATTAAGTAACTTTTAGGTGTGTTCTTGGTGTAACCTGTGCGTTTGACTTTTGTTTTAGTCATCTATTTTCTCCAATCTATAGTAATGTATAGTCTAATACTGCGCCTTTGCAATGTATCAGACATCGTCTCTATGACGTTCGAACCATCGAATCTAAATCTCAAATAACAATCATCAAGCATAGCCGAATGGTGTTCTAAAACACTCTTTAGCTTGCTTAATGATGTTTCGATTCGTGAATCGTCAGTACCTCCGTTATCAAATAAATCCATGTCAACATAAGCACCGTCTTGTTCCCATTCCCTACTTTCTCCTTGATAGCTAAAAACAGAGTATGGATAAGTTGGTTGCTCCATTGGATTGACACGGAAATAAGTATCAACAACAGGACTACAAGTATCAATAATATGTTTTATAACTGATTTCAAATCATCCTCCGAGATCTCTAAGGGCCTTTTCCAAAATCCGTTGTACTTGTTTCTTGGTTTTTCTAAAAGCAGTTTTTAAGTAAGGACTTGGTTTATTACCGTAAGTAAAGTGAGTCTTACCATCTGGTGTCTGATAAATCCATCCACCTTTTCGACCGTTTCCTTTTTCAGCAAATTCTCCTGTCCCAAACTCAACCCAAATAGCATACTCAACATTAGTACCTACATACGCTATTAGCTCTGACTCGCTAACTTTGTAGCCAATGCTTTCTTTTAAGGCCCCAGAATCAACAGGTACTAAAAGAACAGCTTGTGCTTCTACCAACATTGCTGCTTCGATAAGTCCTTTTATGGCTTGTCGTTCAATAGACTTTTTTACAAGCGAACTATTATTTATAAAAGTCATGCAACCACCTTCAAATAGATTTCTAAGTGATGATCAATATTAACCGGATTATCTACAAAAGTAATCTCATAAATAGTTCCGTTGCCCATGATACGGTCAGCATTTGTGATACTAATAGTAGTATCAGGCGTAATAATGACATGACTTGAACTAGTAGGGATAGCCTTTGGGTCTCTCTCATCACCAGATAACATATCTAGCCATCCAGTAAACACAATTGATTTTTCGTGGCAATATATCGGTTGTCCAACATCATTTGTACCTGTTTGGGTATATTTTAAGATAGTAAAATCCATTAAGACCACCTAATCTTCCGGTACTTTTTCAAAAATCCAAGCAGGCTAGATGGATAACCTTCTTCTGTTTCTGATGATGTCACATCGTAATATGTTACAGACCATCTACTGATGAATTCAGATTTAATACCAATTTTATCTGCCATTTTGGCATCATAAGCTAGTAGCTTTTTAACACCAGATAAAACATCACTAGGATATCTGACAAGCGTTAAAATAGCCTCTGAGTTAACTTCACTGATAAAATCACCATCAACTGTCAAAGTGTCGACTGAGGCGTTTTTAACAGTGTATAAACCATCGTTATAATGAGTCCCGTTAATCTCGATAGTATCGCCGACCTTAAAAATATCAAGCCTGCCATCGCTTACTCTGATAGTCTTATCTAACAAGATAAGCCCTTCACATCTAAAGTTAACAACTTGGAAATTATTATTGGTCAGTTTACGAATCATAATTTCTAAGCCATCGCAAGTTTCTTCGGTAGCTGATTTGTCTAACTTTTGTGCCTCATCTAGTGAAATAATCATAGTTTCTCCTTCAAAATTAAAGGAGAGTAGATGACTACTCCCCTTTTTGTGCCTTCAATAATTCTGCTAAAATTTCTGTTTTAGCATTTTTTGCATAACTGATTCCGAGTGAGTCTAACTCAGCTTTAATGGCAGTTCTATCCAACTCTACTGTTTCAGCTTCCTTAGGATAAAGTGGACTTTCTTCTGTGAGTTCAACTTTTTTTGGCGGAAGTTCTATCAATTTTTTAATCAAAGCGACACCTTTAGCATTATTTCCGCTTCGTAACTGAGCGACACGTTCCGGTGTTGGTTCGTACCCCTCACGAGGATAAAGCGATCCAATTGGATATTGAACACGCTCATCATCGGAATCAATAAAGGTATCAATTACGATATTCTTTTCTACAAGTTTCTTACTCATTCAATCCTCCTGATTAGACAATTTCTTGACCTTGTTTTACACAGAATGAGATTACTTGACGAGGGTCAATTACTTTCAAACCATAAACAAGTAAACCTTTAACTGCATCTGAGAAGTTTTTCTCTGGACGGTATGCTTCAGTTTCGACAATTTGTTTAGCAAAAGCAATACCATTTTGTGTCCCAGCAATTGTAGTAAATTCTTCAGAAGATTTCTTGATGTTGTTAGATGTTAATAGCTGGATTCCTGCAACCATTGCACCTTCAACAATACCGTTAGCAAGTACGTTAAAGTTATCAACGAAGCGAACATCTTTACGCAGCATGCCAATGTACCAAGATGGAAGCACAACTTTACGCCCTACCTTAGGAATGTTTAATTCATCAAGTTTAACAGATAGGTCCACTAACATATCATAAGCATTTTTAACAGTGATCGCTTTTGGAAAACCAGTTTCACCAAACTTATTCTTAATGCTTGAATCATCTGCCAACGCTGCAATTTTTTGGTCAATGTGATCAGCCAAGGCATATCCAGCACGTTCCATTGATTTATCCATTAAATCGACATTTGCCTGAGCTTTTACAACATCCTTAACTTGGAAGTGGAAATATTTAGCTTGGTCAATGTTCAATACAACTTGAGTGCTTGTCAGTTCATCAGGATTATCAATATCTGCTCCTGTGTAGTCTTTAATAGTGATTTCGCCGATTGAATTAATTTTAACAGCGTCACCGTATCCTTTGATTTCTCCTTCATAATCAGTTGTGGCCATTTGTTCAAAGACAAGGTTTTTATCAAGTGACGCAAGTAATCGAGCACTCCAAAGTGTTGGGATAAAGTTTTTAAAGTTATCAGTTCCAATAGACATAATTTTTTATTTTCCTTTCTTATTGCATGGATGCTTTGATGGCATCCCAGTTCTCATTAATCTCAGCCGGACTCATGCTGCTCAGCTCCGCTTCAGTGTACTGATGTGCCGGTTTCCCGTTGCCAATATCAGCTCCACCAAGTGGCTGGTATCCTCCTGGATTATCTTGAGTTTGTTTTTGATTCGACTCGAAAAAGTTTGGATAGTTATCTTGTAAATCTTTGATTTTGTTATCAATTTCTTTTAGTGCTCCACTATCATCAGTTTCGATATCTCCAAGTTTGTACATAAGGTAATCAACATCAGTAGCTTTAGCTGCACTAAGAGCGTCTTTAATAGATTGCTTTTTGGCGGTCTCGATAGCATCTGCTTCTAGTTTGTTGACTTTTTCCTTATACGTTTTCAGTTCACTTTGCAGTTCTTCGTTATCCTTATTATTCTTTTTTAAGGTGTTAAGCGTACCGTTAGCTTGCTCCAGTTTGCTTTCAGACTCATCAAGCTTTGTCTGTAATCCTTGGACTGTTTCGCCATGTTCAGCCATAATTTGATTAATAACTTCATCAGATAATTCAAGTCCTGCTAAAAATTCACGTTTCATACATCTTCCTTCTACGTCTGTTTAACGTGTGACGACCACGAAAGTTTGAGATATGCTGTACGGTTTAACGTCACGCCGGACGATTTTGGGCATAAAAAAAGACCCTATTAGGGTCATTGTTATTAAATTGTTAGTAGTCTATTCCTACTAGTCAAGATAATGGATCACGCTCCTTTCAGTTTTCTGTCGGTTTCAAGTGCGATATCTCCTTTCTTTTTTTTATCTTTTTTAAAAGCAATATAAAGCATAAAAGCAGAAAGCGGAATAACTACAATAAGAGCTCCGACTTCCATAATTAACCTAAGTTTAAAATACATATCCATGACTTATTCCACCTTTTCATAACTTTGTTCAAAGACATCAGGCTTACAAGGATAAAACTCACCTTGAATACCTTTAATGATGTAATCACTAGGATATGCTGTCATAACACCTTCTAAAGTGTTTGTACGTAAAACAGGACTGTTAACAACCTTGTCAACCTCAATCCAAGCTCTTTCTTCCGAAATCGCGCTAATTATCCACTCTGGATCTTCTTTTTGATGAATATCACCGTACCACTGAAACGCTTCAACTTCGACAGGTTTCTTTTTATATTTCATAGATGCCTCGCTTTTCTGTGGATAACTTTATATTTAAGGTATTTAAAAAGGCACGTTATCAGCGTACCTGTGGCTTTTAATTGTTTCATGACTATCCTTTCGCTTTAATCCCAAATTTTTTTAATCTGCGTTGTAATGCTATTACGTCTTTTTTTAGTTCAGATTTTGATTTACCTGCCAATAACATATCTGTCATTTCTTCAGGAGTGAAGTTGGTAGATATTCCGGTTCTTCCGCTCTCGTGGTACTTAATGCTTAATTTCTTAGCAACTTTCTTGAGCTTTTCTTCGCTCATTTTATCAATTGATTTCATAGAGTAGTAATCAGCATTTGGTTTCCTGTTGGTCTTAGGTTTATCTTTCCTTAGATCTCTTGATTCTTTCAACCTCTGAAGTTCCATTTCTAACTCTGCTCTAGGCTTATCTGCCAATTTTGTAGATTTAGATTTAATATATTTTGGTTTTTGTAGTGGTTTCTGAACATCTTTAACGATCTTATCATGATCAATTGGAACTGCCTTAGTTTTTGTTTTAGGTCTCTTTGGTTCAATTCTATTCCGTTCCCAATCACGATAGTTTTTATATTCAACTATCTTCCCTGTTTCGTTGTCTCTTCTTTGCATCGGTTCAATTTCATCGACCAATACCGATATTGTTCTACACCGGCATGCAATGTCTTCGGAAGCGATACCAAACATGTGAGGCTGCTTTGTCTTATGGCCATTTATACGAAAATATCCATCAGGATTAACCCTGACACCATCTAATTCAGCATGGTTGTGCCTGGTTCTCTTATCGAGTGTCGCCACCCACTGCTTCTCAAAGTCAATTCCGAGCTTTTCGGCCTCTATTTGTGACTTTTGGCGTGTAATAGCTTGCACTCGCCCAGCTTCTGTTCTTGTTATCATCATCGCCCTACGATAAGAACTATAACCTTGTTCAGCTAGCCTTGCTGCAGCCTTTGGATAACTAGCTCCACCTAAGAAGATACGTGTCAAATCATCTTTTATATTTGCTTTTAGTTTTTCAACAACACCATCATTTAGCCTATCTGATAATTTAAAGTTAGCCACAGGCGTCTCAATAATAGTCTTTAATTCGTCGTCCTTCAACAAAGCAAAATTAATAGCTCCATTTTTGCTCTCTGCTTCGTAAAACAACTCATTATAAGCTAGTTTTCCAGTATCAATTAAATGGCTTGTAATTTGCGTTTTAAGCCCCTTTTTTAACTCAACTGTTGATTGCTCGAGCTGATTTAAAAGAGCTGTCATTTGGCTTAATTTTAGCTTTTCTGTCGAAGATAACTCCCCTAGTTGACTATAGTCAAATTGTAAAGCTGATTTTAAGTCTCTTATTGTCTGCACATAGAGGTTACCCATGGTGCTAGTTAATTTCAAAATATCTCAAATTGTAAGCTAGTATGATTTGTTCAATCCTCAATTGCAGCCCTGTCATGCCCCTAGCCAGTGTTCGTTCCATATCAAAAAGGAAACAAAGTTCTGAAAATCTAGTCTCAATGGTTCGTCTCATAGCCATTAGTTTCCAATGATTATGCTGTTTAGCCCCTTCCATATTTTGACGCAAGGGAGTCCAGAGGTGATAGCCATTTTGCTTCAACTCATCTTTCAGCTCACGGTTAAGGTAACCTAAGTCTGCTAAAATGACGGATTGTTCACACCTTTCTAGCAACTCGTAAACTGCCTTAATATCATGAACAGAGGCTGGGCTGACAACATAATTCAGAATGTAGCCTGATAAGGTCACTAGCATGTGAACCTTAAAACCGTAAAACCACATATGTTTAGAGGCGGTGTAACCAATATTAGCTATCCCATTGAAAAGTCTGAACCTGTGGTTACGAATAGATTGACAAAGTGGCAAAGGAAAGCTGTCTATAATAACAATGGTATTGGGAGAAATTTGAGTGTTCATTGCCTGACGAATCACTTGAACCAGCCAAATCAACTGTCTTGCACGCCTATTAAAGCGACTTCTTTCTAGTAATGTACCGCAGGGAAATAGCTGACAAATCCTATAAAAGTGACGTTGTGATTTAATACCTAGTTCAGCTTGTAATAGCAGTAAAACTAGAAGAGATTGGTCTGAAACTTTGGACAGACAGACGTTACGACGGTGTTTGAAGTCTTCCGGACAATAATCCTGATAAAACTGAGAACAAATTTTTGATAATTGACGCATATTCCATTGTAAGTGATGGGATTTAGCTGTATACTGTAAGTGGCTCATTTGGACTAACCTCCTGTTTGTGTAGGCACTTACAGTATAGTCCTTTTGGGCTTTTTATTGTATTTTGAGATTAACTAGCACCACGGATAAATATTTTTTCTTTTTAGTCCGATTCCCGTCGGACTTTTTTGTTATCTAAATTCGTCTAAACTGACATCTAATGCGTCAGAAATTTTGACCATGTTGGGCCACGACAAATTTTTTATTTTTCCGCTTTTTAAGTCGCTAAAATGACTTTTATTAACTCCAGAAAGTTTCGCTAATTGGTACATAGTCATACCTCTTTCTGATAAAATTTTTGATAATTTACCCCACATTACCCACTCACCAAAACACAATATATAGTTGTTCATAAGTTATCCACAACTATTGATTGTGTTTTCCTTTCTATTTTGATATAATTTATTCGAATATGACCTCTCACCGTTGTATTCAAAAATTATGGAAAGGAGGGAAGGTTATGATTTCAAAAGAGCAAATTGCCCATGATTTAGCTATTGCTATAATGACTGCTGGATTTTCTCAAGAAAAATATCATCGTGTGAACTTTACTCAAATCACAAAATACAAAGATTATTACAAACGATTTTTATCTGAATTATGATGCATAATATCTAAATAATCTTTGTAAGCCTCTGTCAAATGACTTAAGCAAGTATTAAGTGTATGTGCTGTGTAGTCATTTTCGGAGGTTTTAATTTCATTTAATATTGTTTGCATTAGTTCTAAGAATTTGTTTTGTGTTTCGTTCATGCTGTCTCCTTTCTGTTGTATAATTTAGTTATCAGTTTTGCACACGTTTCGTGGCCTTTAGATCCAAAAAAATATCCTTAATGTCTTTATTAAAAAAATCAGCAATCAAAAACATTTCAGACGACCAAAAATCACGATGGCCAAGCTCTTTTTGTCTATACGAATTTTCTGATCTGCCTAAAATATCAGCTATATCAGCTTGTGTCATATTGTGTTCTTTTCGCAATTTATACAGAAGAATCTGCATCCCCCCACCCCTTTCTATTTGAATTCGTCTAGGCTGACACCTAAAGCATCAGAAATTTTTTTCATGTTTGGCCATGATAAATTTTTTATCTTGCCTCTTTTTAAGTCTGTAAAGTGACTTTTATTCACTCCGGAAAGTTTTGCCAGTTGGTACATAGTCATGTTCCTTTCATCTAGCATTTTTGACAATTTTTCCCACATTGTCACCACCTCTAAAACACAATATATAGTTGTTGATAAGTTATCCACAACTATAAGCTGTGCTTTCCTTTCTATTTTGGTATAATTTAAATATGACAAATCGATTCAAAATTTGAAGTCACTACCCTTCAAAACCTCCTTATGAATTGACAAGTCAAATGAACGCGAAAGGAGAATGCTTATGCCAAATTATATTTGCAACAAGAAAGCCGACGATAATGGTTGCCACGAAGTGCATACCGCCACTTGTTCTTATTTGCCAATTAAAGATAATCAACTTGAGATTGGTTGGAAATCTAATTGTCAAGAAGCTATCAAACAAATGTATGAATGGAATCCTACTGGATTTCGTTTTGACGGTTGTTTTTGGTGCTGTTACCCTTGTCATAGTAGGTAATTCTATCAACTGCTAAAGATGATTGCTCATGAATCGACTCAATATAGACTTTCGTCAATATATCGATCACCTTGTGTAATCTAGCATTCTCACGTTTGAGTGCTAGATTTTCTGTTTTTAAAGCGCTTTGTTCGTCCACTTTTTCTCTCCTTTCCACTCCCTCTCGGGAGTTTTTATTTTGCTTAATTCCTTAAGCTTGATTATAGTATAAACCACGTTTCGTGGTTTTGTCAACTGTTTTTTTGTTTTTTCGTAAAAAAAGTTTCTTTTCGTGGTTTTTTGTGTTAAAATATTTTTGTAATTAGCAAGGAGAGCTCTTATGGATAAAGAAAAATTAGCCGTTTTCATCGGTAACAAAATAAAACAGTACAGACTCGAAAAAGGCTGGACACAGGAAGAACTCGGAAAACAAATTAGTATGGGGAAAAACGCTGTCGGTAATTATGAACGGGGTTTTCGCTCCCCCAAAAAGAACACGATGTTCGCTATCGCTAACGCTTTTGGTATCTCGATAGACGAACTCTTCCCTCCTATAAGTAAAGAAACCGTCGTACATCTTCAACCGCAATCTAGCACCACAGAAATCAACAACAAAGTCGCTTTATTAGATAAAGAGCTGAAAGAACCTCGTCATAGTTATTGGGTAAAATACGGTGAAAATCTTTTATCTGAACAAAATACAGTAGAAGACAGTAAAGACACAGTAGTAGAATTATTCTCTTATAACTACTACGACCACCCCGCTTCTGCAGGTACTGGTCAATATCTAAATGATGTGCAAGTAGAAACAATTGAGTTGCCAGTCGACTATGACGCTGATTTTGTTATTCCTGTCTACGGCGATTCCATGGAACCTGATTATCACTCTGGGGACTATGTGTTTGTTAAGCTATCCGTAGAGCTAACAGATGGCGATATAGGAGTTTTTGAATACTATGGGGACGCTTATATCAAACAACTACTTATAAACGCTGAGGGGGCTTTTTTGCATAGTTTAAATGACAAGTACGATGATATTCCAATCGATGCAGATAGTGATTTTAGGATTATCGGAGAAGTAGTTGGTAGTTATTCAGAAAAATAAAAAAGCCCCACGCTCAAATTTGGCGAGGAGAGCGTGAGGCGAATTCCAGTATAGTAAAATCCTGCATTTGTGTAGGTGTTTTACTATACCCATTTTAACAGAAAAAGAGGTATAAAACAATGATTGGTCAGTATGAAAAAGGCGGTACGACTGCTTATTATTTTAAGGCTTATCACGGTATTGATCCATTAACTAATAAAAAGATAATTACTAAGCGTAGAGGTTTCAAAACTGAACGACAAGCTAGACTTGCTGAAGCGAAGTGCTTAGCTGATTATGAAAAAAAGACTTTTAGAACTAAGAACACTACTACAACCTTTAAACAAGTTTATGAAATTTGGAAAGAACACTACAAAAATACTGTAAAAGAGTCCACTTATATCAGCCAGACAGATATTGCCAACAGACTAATTCTACCTATATTTGGAGATAAAGCTATTAACAAAATAAGCCTTACTATGTGTCAGACACAAGTAAATCAATGGGCGAAAACCTATAAACGCTTTTTTAACATCATAAGCATTGCCAACCAAATCTTCAATTATGCTATATCAATGGAACTTATCGAAAATAATCCAATGGCGAAAACAATCAAGCCAAAACGTAAAAAATCCGACAAGAAAGAACTTGAACAGTTTTACAATAAGGAAGAGCTACAGAAGTTTTTTAGCTTAGTAACTGACATGGATGATCAAGAGATGTTGACCATTTTCAGACTTCTTGCTTTTACTGGTATGAGGAAGAACGAAATAGGCGCTTTAAAGTGGTGCGACATTGACCTAAGAAATGGACAGATCACTGTTAGCAGAACTCTGGCAAAAGGTTCGAATAATAAAATAATCTTCCAAACGCCCAAGACTAAAAGAAGTCAGCGGACTATCACAATAGACCCTGGAACTGTTGAGATTTTGAAACAATGGCAAAAATATAGCACAAAAGACTTACTTTTTAAAAATGAAGATGGCAATCCAAAAAGTATCGTTAATGTCAACAACATGCTAAATCGTATTTGGAGAAAGCATCCAGACTTCAAAAGGATAACTCCACACGGATTCAGACACACCCACTGCTCCCTACTGTTTGAAGCTGGAGCAACAATAAAAGAGGTCCAAGAAAGATTAGGTCACGAAAACATACAAACTACTATGGATATCTATACCCATGTCACACAAAAAGCTAAAAATAAAGTAGCAGATAAATTCGCATCCTACATTGGCTTTTAG